TATTAGTTGTTGAATGAACCTTTGTCTCCCGTTGCTATACCTACTTAACATATCATGTCCGTATCCAGTGCCTTGGTAATATGAATAATCGAAACTGATCGCGATCATATCAGATGCTTGTTTCATAAATTTATAACAATCGGTCAATTCTGTCCAGCTTTTGCCTTGTACAACACCCATCCTTTTGAATGGTTTAGTTTGTAATTCCTTATAACCCTCTTCCCATTTTAACCAACTATTTATAGTACCATTTGCATCTTCTAATACATCTGGAACAATATACAAGTTAGGCTGAAGCTTTTCAATCCACTCAGCATACTTGACTGGGTCGAAACTCTCTTTTAATTCAAAAATGCTGTTATCGAGATAAACTTCAATATTTTGTAATATCGCTTTCTTAAAAAAATCGTAATATTTTTCATGTGTTTCAAACAGATGTACTAATGCGTATGAGTAATCATTATAATTTAAACTATCATGTAATGACGCAATGGGACTCTCATGTGATACTTGTATTTGCATATGTCTATTATATGCAAATGTATAGTGTTAATCAACTACTATCTGAGTGCAACAACCGTTCGGTTAGCGCCATATGTGCGAATAGGATGTATAACACCATTGGCGAGATTGAGAGTTATTGTTGTAAACTTATCAACCGGAGGTCCGACGTCAACAGTATTAACGCTTGCATCTGCAATAATATATATTGTTGACGATCCGTTACCTATTACAGCGTTCATAGGTTGTATATTATCACTAGTACCAAGTTTGTAGAATCCCTTAGGATCTATTCCATTTGCTGCTGAACCGGTAGTTGCCCATGCTGGTGTACCTCCGACAGTTAAAGAAAGAGCGTCAGTTTTCTTCTCATTATTGTAAATAGTTATCTCGTTATCATCAACGTTCAGACTAAATGTATCAACGTTTCCATCACCAAAACCTATGCTCGTTAAACTAGGGTCACTATAAAAAGCTCCAGCTATATTGCTAGCAATTTGGTTTGTGGTGAGATTATCTCGATCCGAACCACGGTATATTTTTTTCGCTGATACAAGATGTGGTTGTCGTTGATCAAACGAACCAGCTCTGTCATCACTAAATGTAAACGACACACGTGTTGTACCACCAACTTTTAACTCAAGCGTGTCGTTATTAGCTGGGATTTTATCAATAGTCAGTTTTATTGAGCTCCATTTTCCGATCGCGAGTTGGGTGGTGGTATTAGTGAACTGATAAACTTCTTTGTAGACATCCATACAATTATTTATTCGCTATTAGATAATATCTATCTATCTATACAAAAAAAACGACTCTTCAGCATCACCTGTAAGAGTCGAAAAATTGTTTTTTATCACCGTTTATATCATTTCAACGGTTTTAGATCTGACTTTCTAGAAGTACTTAGACGACGCACCTGGTGTGAACGTGTCACCGAGACTCTTGACAATAATCACGTGATAGTAGAGCTCCGCTCCGAAGATGTTGTCAACAACACCATAACGGGTGAGCAATCCTACACGAGGACTAAAGTCGTTAGGTCCGATTGTACGTTGTACCATCACGGGAATGTACGGGCAGTAGATAATACCAGTATCATAAAACTCAGGACCTTTGTAACCCAACAATACATAGTTGAGTTCATTGGATCTTTGAGCACTTCCGAGTGTTTGATGACTGTTACTTCCTGTAGTTCCCTTTCCGGCGTTACCGAGATATTGAGCTTCAGTACGTGTGTCGCGATATACGTTAAAACGACCACCGAGATTACCAACACGGGCAATACCAACAGGTTGCGTATTCACGTTACCTTGAACCTGCATCCACTGAAATTCAGGGAGCATTTCCAAGATAGCTGCAACCTTAGGAGTAGCTACCAAAAAGTTGGCAGCTCCACGGCGGTTGCGAATAGCAATACGATTGGCTTCGACAATAATTTTTGCGTACAAGTCACGATTACGTTCTGCTAACCAACGTGCATCAGCTGTGTTTGGAGACCACTTGCTGTACCCGTTGCCTTCTCCTGCGTTGAGAGCAACTTGAACCATCCTCATGAGCATTTCACGATCGATTTCGGCTTGAATTTCATACGACATAGCGTTTGTCAATTCAGAGTCAATATCAATACCGTTCATGTTCTTAAGATCTTGTTCAAGTTCTACACTCCATCTAGCACCCAATCGCCTTGTTCCAGCTTCTACAGCAGTCTTCTCAAAAGAGACTTCCATTTGAGGAATGTCGCTCGTGAATTCGAAGTTTGATAGAAGCTCGGCAATACCCATATCTTCATCAACTTTCTCCCAATCGGAGTTGTTGAGTCCGGACAAGCCTGCGGCTGATGTTCCGGTGAAACGAGTATCAAGGTGTTGGTATCCGATTTCTTCACCAGCGGAGGCATCGATTCGTTTTGATGTGTAAGAACCATCAGAATCAGAATCAGCGATTCCTTTTCCAAGAGCTCCATCAGCATACTTGTAACGAAGAGCGAAGGCCAGTCCGACAGGACCACTCATGGGCTGAACACCAACGATTTCGTTTGTGATCAACTCTGGGAATGTCCGGCGAATCATGGGAATTAAAATCTTAGGAAGACGAGCATCACCTGTAGCATAGTTGTCACCAGCACGGGGTAAGTTCGCTTGGCTTGTGCCAATTGAATTTCCTGCGCCGAAAACTCCACCGCTGCCAGCGATATTAGCTTCATTCAAGCACCACGCTTCTTGGTTTTCCAAGAGGATAGCGGTGTTTAAACGTGCATGATCGTCATCAATAGATTTTACACTATCAGATGTGTAGTCAAGCACAGGCGCCCATTTTTCCATAAGCTCGCTAGCGCGATCCTTATCGATGTACGACTGACTTGGTTTTACATTAGACATAATTTTTATTTCCTTGTTTGCTTACTCAGGTTTATACACTATATATAAACCTCAACTTTCGAACCTCAGGAGCGTTTCAACTCCTCCATATAATTCGTTAATAAACCTTCTTGAATAACCGGGGTTTCTTCATCAGATTCGGTAACCACTTGAGTCTTTGTAGGTCTGTCAACTACTTGTTTGGTTTTAACAGCATCTTCTCTAATTGTTGTTAAACGCTCTTCTTCAGTTTTATCAAGCAATTTAACCGTGTAGTCAAAGTTTTCATTAATAAATTCCGGACTCTTGTCGCTTAACATCCGGTATATATATTTTTTCTTAGCTTCAGAAAAGTTATGGGTTTTCTTTTCTAGCATTAATTGTGTTTGTAAAGTTTGAAGTTCAGTAAAAATGGCTGATTTTTCTTTGTTAACTGTTTTGAGTTGCTCATGTAACTGATCAATTTGGTTTTTTCCTTGTTTGATCGCCTCTTTTACTTTTGGTTTTGTACACGCATCACTTACAGATAGAACATCACGTAACTGTTCAAGCACTGTAAAAGCTTGTTTGTTATTCATCGCTTGCTTGATATCGGCATCCGGAATAGCACGTTCGATATATAGATCGAGATAATTGCTTAAATTATCAACCAAGCTTTGTTTGAACTCTTGTGCCTCTTCATTTACAGCACCGTTATATTTAGATACAACGTTTTTCAATTTTCCGAAGTGATCTTTATTGATAGCGCGAACCAAGCGTTTCAATTTTTTTGTATGATCATGATCGATAGCTTCAAGAAGTTTTTCTAACTTGGTCGCGTGGTCTTCATCTTGTTCAGTTAACGCTTTATCAACGTGGAGCTTGACGCGCTCATTAACTGATTCGTTAAATGCATTTTCGATTTCTTTTAAAGCCTCTTCAGAAAGTATACCTTCTGTAGCTTCTTTTAAAACTGTGGTAATTGTAGATGGTTCGCTCATAATAGTTTATTTAAAAAGTTTTGATGATTTATGTTTTGACATTTTTTGTGCAATCTTGTAATTTATAACCTCCTGTAAATATTTATCTGCTTCTGCATAATTTTCTTGCATTATGGATTGTATAATTTTATGAAGCTTAACTTGTTTTTGTGGTGATTTGGTTTTCATGACTATTAGTATTTATTCTTCACACTGGTTAAGAATTCCAATACTTGGGTTTTTAAATACTTCTCAACATCATTTTTTGGTAATGTTGATATGTTTTTTTCAAAATTATCGTACAATTCACAAAACGATCCATCTGCATTACACACATAGCGTTTACTTTCAAGTATACCATTTACATAGGCTTTCGGGTAACTAGGATCTGCAACACAATCAACAGCTATTAATCTCATGTCTTTCACAACATTGTAACCTTTACCACTCTCTGTTAACTGACCGAGAGATCTACTTGACACACCGATTGAACAACCATCATTAATTAATGCTTTAACAATTTCCCCAGCTGGGGTGGATAATACTTTACTCTTACCCATTACGACATTACCTTCGAAAAATAAATCAGTAACTATATGACACGCTTTGTCAAGACTAACATCAGCACTGGTGGGGTGATTAAGCTCTCCAAAAGCGCGTTTCTTGCTTACACTTTCTCTTTTGTATCGATCAACTTCACGTTTCATCTCATCCATTAAATACATTCGTTCATTACGATTTACTTCTTCACATACCATATATGGTCCAACTATATACATGCTCTTATTAGCACTATTTGAATTTTCTTCTTCTAGCAGATATTGGAATTGATCTCCATCGGTTTTTTCAACTAGTAAGCTAAATTGTGTTTGATCGGTGGTCATATTATAATTATTTATATCTCTATTGAAATAAATCACCGATTTGTGAATAAATCTTTTTCTGTTATAATTTTAAACAAAAAGTTTTTCTTCTCACACCATTTTTTAGCCGCGGCCCATTTCGCTTGATTACGGACATACTCAACGCTCTCATATAATAATGTACTTTTTTTCTTATTGCCATGTTTCGAAGGTTTGAGTGTTTGCTTGTATGGTTTAATCTCAACTAAATATTTGGTCTTCACTCCATTTCTTTCAATAACAATACAATTATCAACCATGTACTTATGTACGCGACCAGTGAGAGGGTTTATATAAGGTATGTGTACTGATTCACTTGACCATTCTACAACATGAATATTATCATCACACCATCTAAAAAATTTTAATTCCCAACTACTTAAATAACGAGGGTGATTTTTACCGGCGTATTTTTTAACGTTCTTAGGTTTATAAATACCTTGCTTGTATTTTTTATTTTTATTTTTAAACACTTTAACCTACAAAAAACATTGGTGGATTAGCATCACCTAATCCTGGTGTACCTTCATATAATTGATTCTCGAGATTTTCTTTTTCGCGTAAACCTTCAGATAATAGTTCATTTGCTGCGAGTTGACCACCACCAAAAAGAGCTACACCTCCATATTTACCGCGGATTCTCGCTATAGAAATCTTTGTTAACGCTAACGCGTATTGATATACCCAAGGCTCAACAATAAGATCTTTTACAGGTCGTTCAATATATGCACCAACTACACCGTAAAAGTTTGTATGTGTTTTAATATTTGGATCAGGTGTTAAGTATAATCGTTGTCGACGAGAATCAAATTTAAAATAAAAATCTTGAGATAATAATTTTGAGCGGACATCTAACCAGTTTTTTAAAGTGTACCAGCTTACAAGATCAAAACCATATTTACCAAGAGCGTAGCTAAAATAAGTCTGTTGTGCTAATGTCTGCTCGATTGTGAATAATGTATTAATACCTGTTGTGCTTCCTTGTTCGAATGTAAAAACATCAACAACTTTCCGATACGTACCGAGATCATAATCCCAACCAATATGTCCACCATCATCTTCGTCTTGGAATTTAACATCCTCATACTTACCAGGTTTATCACAAATATGATCTCCCGATAAACTAGCTGCGCTTGTAGACGTAACATGTGTATCATTTGCGGATACAGATGACGTCAACGCGTTACCTGATACAGTAGCGGTAGTAGCGTCTGTTGACTTACTCCTCATTTCTGGTGTGTAACAGAATAATTTTTCTATAGAAAGACCTCTCCCCTTCTCGTATAATTGGCTATGAAACACGAGATACTCCTCTGTGTAACCCGCAAATTTAGAAAACAACTCACATGCTAATGCAATATTATCAAATACTTGATCCTGGTGTGTTTCAACATTAACTTGAGGCCAACCTAGGGCCATTGCAATTCTTTGACCTAATTCCTCAAATGTAAATACACGCGGGTTTAAACTGGTACTAAAAAATTGTTTAGCACCGCTTCGTTTATGAGGATTGTAAATATGACCCATACATTATTATTTATATGGTCACGCTGTTACTTCTGCATTATCTCCACCTGCGGGTGGAATGTCTCCTCCTTCTGGTGCACCAGTGTCTGCCGGTCCGCCGAACGCTGGAGGTGATTCAATACCACCACCTAGCATCGGAGCACCACCTGGAGCGTCTAATGGAGCTTCTCCTCCTCCTTGAGTTTGTGCTTCAAGTTGCTCTCTCCAATTAGGACCAAACTGTTCTATTTGAGCCAGTTCCCATGCTAGTTTTTTATCAACTCTTAACCATTCTCTATTCTGCATGATCTCTTGATCAGACCAGTCGAGATATTTCTTCATAGCGTATGATTGTGATATTTCTTGATTCTGACCTATCTGTGTAAAATTACCAGCTTTAAGCTCCATAATTTGTGCTTCCCTGAGGGTATAAAAGTTTGTTGGTGGATTAAAAGCGATGTCGATATCGTTTTCTTTTAACTTGAATTGCTCCCACATGTTGGTTAGTTTTAAATGTGTTATGAAGCTATTTTTTATACCGTTTGCAAATTTTTGTTGAAAACGGATTAATGTCCTAGCAAATTTTAATTCTTCTCTCAACATCTGAGTACCGTCATCATATACAGCTGCAGAATCTAATCTACCTACAGGAATGTGTAGTGATTTGTAAAGTTTGCGGACAAAATAAGACAAATCTTCAATGTTATCAAAACCAGAACCTTGTTGTAGAGATTGCACAGACGAACCTTCACTACCTTGTCTTTTCGCAAACCAGTAACTATCTAACATGGATTGTGGATCAAAAGCATTTACTTTACCTCCTTGTGCATTATCATAGGTTTTCCGGCTAAAATAATTATGCATTAACTTTTTAAGATATGCTTCAGCTTTTGGTGGCGGAAGATTACCTACATCAACATTAAACATTAACCTCTCTGGTGATCTAACAAGTCTATGTACAACAACAGCATCTTCCATCATTGTCAGCTGTCTGTATGATCGTCGACAGTTTTCGATAAAAGGTAACCTCATTGTTTTGTCTTCATTCCACATACCACTATGCAAATAACACATTTGGTTTTTATCGAACGGTATAAAATTGTATTTTTCAACTGTATCAGTTTTTGGATTGATTATAGGTTGTCTTAATAGATAACCTTTTATCAACATATTTTGTACATTATCATATATAGGATCTAGTAGTTCTGTTGGTACTTCAACGAGACCTAATATACCCTCTTGAGTGTGATCTTCATGTACAATATGTTCAAAAAATAATTCACCATCTATTAAAAGGTTCCGGAAGTATTCCCATCCTTTATTTTTAAAATCAAAATATTCAGTTATCTTTTGAAATTCTCTAGTTATTTGCTCTTGTATAGTAGAATCATATTCCCCGTCCTTAAATGCAATGTTTACGATATGACCTTTTTGATCTTCAACTATTAAACCATCACATATCTCATCAAGCGCATCAGATACTTCAGCATAGGCTGCCATCACCCTATAGTCTAACAACCGCTT